CTTGTTCTTATTGAGTAGTCAAGTCTGCTTGTTTTCTTTCTTGAATAGGAACGCTGATAGCACCACCGATACCTCCTACAATTTGACCACCACTTCTAAATCCGCTTTCTAAAGTAGAACCAGCACCTTTAGCAGCACCAATTAAAGCACCAGTTGTAAAATCTTGTGACTGAACTGGAGCAGTTGGTTTGGTTTCGGTTATCATATCATTATATTGTGGATACTTCGTAAGCATTCTATTTCCCAAATCAATATCGTCCATATCCTGATATTGTGGGTATTTTTGTTTTATTGTTTGTCCAAATTGTGCTATGTCCATATTTTTTTATCTTAACCCCAATGGGTCATCATTATTATTTGAAGTTGTGATTGCACGACCACCTAACATTTGTTGATTTTGATAATTTTCAATATCTCAAGTTATTTGAGCCTTTAATTGTTTCATCTTATATAATACTGTTTCCATAGTATCATTGACGGTAGGCAAAATCTTTTTATACTTTTCCTCATCTTCCTTTCTTAACACACCGCCTTCCAAAGCTTTACCAACTATCTGTCTAACACGGTTGATATCGGCTTGGACTTTTTTAGCTGGTGATCAAGGGTTCCTTGCTTGAAATCCACTTATTGGCCCAATATATTGCTTATTATCGCTAATAGATTCTGACAAAGATTCTATATTCTCTAAAGCTACTTGTTTTTCAGTTATCTCCTTAATGGCTGTATCTGATAAAGGTTTACCAAAAGCTGTAAAACCCATAGCCGCTAAAGCTGGAGCTACTTTGCCTTTCTCTGTTGCTGTTAGCTGGTTGAATAAACTTGGATTATTTAATACTGTTTGAGCTAATGAATAACTTTCATTATCTGAACCTACTGTTGAAGCTTTTAATTTTCTATTGGCATCTCTAACTTGATATTCATCAAAACTTAAAGGTTCTCTGCCCATTTGTTTTTCTTGGTCAGCGTAAAAATTATATTCGCCAATCACACCCGTTCCGTATCTTTCGCTCATACTTTGTTCTTTAGGTTGTCCCTGATAAATTACTTTCCCTGTTTTTGGGTCAATTAAAGTTTCTCCTGCACTAACAGATTTATAGTCGGTAGCAATTGGCTTGTAATATTCCATACCAGCTTTAGCACCTTCCATTTGTGCTTGTCGTTTTGCTTGCAGTAATTCCAATTGTTTTTGAAGTGGTTGAGTTTGAATTGCCGCTTGTTTAAGTAGTTTTTCTTGTTGCCCTCTAACTAAACCTAATGGTATACCTCGCCCTTGTCCTTCTAAACCTGCTACTCCTAAATCTGCACCTGTAGTTAGATTTGAAAGTTGATTTTGTAATGCTTCTTCCTCTGGCGTCATTCCTAAACTTTCTTTATACATCTTAAATCACTTGTCTGCCTCACTTTCTACTGGTTTCGCTGGTTCTGTTAGTTCTGTTGGAGTGCTAACTTGTGGTGTTTGTAAGTTTTGTAAACCCGTGCTTAATCCTTGAAGTCCTTGAATAACTGAATTCCAATCGGGTTCTTTTTGTTCGCTGATATTATTTAATGCGTTTTGGTTTATCACATTCGCAGTTGGATTATATTTTGGTTGTGAGAGAGTAGAACTTTTGACATCTTGAGTATTTGTTTTTGGAGTTATCATTGATTGTAAAGCACTTGTTGACATTGGAGTATAATTAAGAGTTTCTCTTTTTTGGGGTTTAATCATTTGATTAAAAATTGTTCCAGCTGTTTTTATTGGTAGACCTCAACTGGAATTACCTATCGTATTTTTTGCACTTTTTAATGCGTCTTGTCAATTTAACATATTTTTAAGTTTATGTGCCTGTTATATATAAGTTGGGATTATTAACCGATTTATTGGTTAATGTGTCGACCCTAACTTTTGTCGATTTAGAACTATGTTCTCTTTTTAAGTTTGTATAGGTTTCATCAAGTAATGCTTTATACATTTGCATTCTTTGTGCTTCGCCTTGCATCGCTCAGTAATTCATAACCGCTTCATAAACTGGTAAGATTTGGAAGTCCTCTGGTATCAAAGAAACTTGCCCTATTGTATAACTTGCTCCTGTTATTGTAGACCCGATATAATTTCTATCAAGAGTGATTGTATCAGCGTCAGTGTAAGATAATATCTTGTATCAAATCCTGTCTGTTGTTTTAAGGTATCGTCCTACCATATCGGCTGTAAAGGTCGTCCCTGCCCCTGTAACCACTGCTGTGGCTGTTGTAATTGATATTGTGCCAGTTGTATAGTCAGCTGTGTCTAAATCGGTTATTCTTTGTTTATAGGTAATAACGACATCGTAATCAGAAGTTGATGGAGTTGGTCAAAGATAAATCTTTCTATCAAAAATGTAATAGTAATTCGGATAAGAGCATTCGTAGGTAATTCCCAATGCGTCAAATTCATCTTTACTTGAAACCTCTGTTGCTTGATAAAGTTGATCGTCTATATTTACATAAAAAGTATATAACTTTTCGCAGTCCTGTGGTAAATCTAAATAGTTCTGACCATCTACTGTTTTAAGTGTAGCAGTTTTTTCTAAGAAAGGTCAAGAATAGCCAGAGAGTATCTTTCTTGTGCTTTGGTTAATTAAAGTATCGCCAAGTGTTAAATTAGTTGAGCTTGTGTTATTTGTTAGCGACCCGTAAAGATTTCTACTGCCCGTATATGTAAGCATCTTTTTATTAGTTTAAGTTTTTATTAAATGTTTATAGTTTCAAATTCCACTTCGCAAGACTGTAACCAAGGAGTTGAAGTATGTATTGTCCCTGACCCTCATTCTAGCTTTAGAGATAATGATTCAAAGTCTGGTAATGGGTTTCCGCTAGTATCGTGTTCGTATTCCATAATCAATGTGCTTGTTGTTATTTCTGCTATAGCACTTGCGATTGTAGAATAACTACCACCTCTATCGTAATAAAGCTTGACTGTTAATGTATCTGCTGTTGCTGGGTTGGTATCTCCGAAAATAAGTTTTACTCGTTTTACTCTACCTTTCTTTCTTAAACCAAAGTTTGGTTGTGCTGATGTTGTTTGTAAATAAGCAGATGACTCATAATTTGGATCTGCTGTTACTGTAAATGTTCATTTATCTCCAGCTGTATGTCCTGTAGAAGCTCTGAAGTTTATATATACTCCATCTGATAAAAGAATAGGAGTTCCGATAGAAGTGCAGGAAACACCTGTTGTATATGAACCACTATCTTTTTTCCATTTGAAAGTATCAGGAGTTCCTGTCGCTGTTATTTCTACTTCAAAAGTAGCTGAACCTGTTCCTGTATATCTGCCTGTAGCTACTGCATCATCTAAACCTGCCCCTGTGAAAGTTGTAGAACCTATTGTATCGCTGAAAGATTGAAGTCCACCAGAAGTAGTTGTCCCTGATGACATTATCAATACCCCTGAACCATCTGAAAGCATTCCTGAAGTTGTTCCTGAGCCTTTTGCTAATATGTTTAATCTTTCTGGAAGCCCCATATTATTTCCATAGGCATATAATTTTCCTGCCGAGTTTCATCTCAATTGATTAGAAGCTACATTTACTCCACCTCTACAAGGGAGAGTATCGTTAAAGAAAATCTTAGGATAAAATTCATTTCCCTCTAAGAATTGTATCTTTGCTGTATTTGCTATCCCTGTATCATATCTCCTACCTGACGTAAAACAACCTACCTTTCCTTGAAAGATAAATGCTTCTGTTACTAAATTGTCGTTTAAGTCTTTTATATATGTTGGATCTAAAGAAAGATAATCTCAAAAGAAAACTTTTGCTCGTGAAGTATAAGATACACCAGTTGGGTTTTCGTCAGCAAATATTAGAAGAAAACCATTGTATTTTTCAAAAGATTTAATAGAATAAGTTGAAGGAATAGTTAACACACTATCATAAAACTTTCCATCATCATCTGAAGCATATTGTCCATCAAAAGCGTGTAATCTAGGGCCATCTCCGATATATAATAAATCATCATCTCCTACTATCATCGGATGTGGATAATTGTATGAACCAGCAGCTGGACTTAATGGAGTAGCAGGTGCTGTTTTCATAAAGTTGTCTACAAAGAAACCTGCTGTTGCTGTTGGAGGATAACATAAACCTACTCCCCAAGTGGTTCCACCTGACCTAGCTCAAGAATAAAATATTCTAGTATTAGCTGAATCTGCCCCACCACCTATAGTAGCTTTAGAAGTATAAGTTATTATATCTCATAAAGCAGTCGCA